AATGATTGATAATCCTCTGTCATAACTAGATTGCCACCATAGGTGATGATTTTTTTTCATAAGTCTATGCCATTTCCTACTACCATGATCTTGTCATCAGGAACATCTGGTAAAAACTCCCTGTGATGTTCGCTCTTGACCATGATCTTATCTACTGCGTTTATTATTTCCTTTGGATAGTCAGCTTGTGAAACAATATCGTGTAGATCTATTAAGAATTTCTTACATTTAATAATCGGAGCAAGGTTAGACATTCTCCATTGTATAAAGATGTTAAATTTATCCCCTTTGTTAAAGTAGTACCAAGGTAAATAAGTAACTCCATTGATTTCAGTTGGTCCGTTCTTAGGATCGCCATAAACAGTTACTTTATATCCAAGCTTGGTCCATTCCTCTGAAAGTTTAATAACTGCTGTTTCTGATCCACCTATTCCATCTTTAAGACTAGTTGCATCCCACTTCTCGAAGTGTTTATTTCCAAAATTAGCAAAGTAACAGATCTCGTTATCTTTCCATGTTCTAGGTTTTGTTACTCTTTTTCTTTGACTTATTGCAAAAGGTTGTTCTGATATAACCTTTGGCAGACTATCTAGTATACTGCTTATAGATTTATTATCTCCAATATCTTCTAAGTATTTGAGTAGTTCTAAAGTGTTTTGAGATGCGTCTTTGAGAGCTTTTCTATCCATTATAAAGGCTAGATTCTCCTCATTTTCCTCATTGGGTTGTTCTTTATAAAGTAATTTAGCTGCTTCTAGTGATTTATCTAAATCCTTCTCAACTTGATAAGATAGTTTTAATAATAGTTGTGAGAATAATACTTTTAATTCTTTGATGTTATTTATACCAGCTGTTTTTGAATCAAGATCCATCACAGATGACATATCTAACCAATGTTTTGATTCTCTAAATCTACCTACGTTAAAATATGATAGTGCTAGTCTAACGTAATGCAATGGTTGGTGGGGATATTCACTAATTGCTTGATGAAGTAGTTTAATTGCTTCTTGGTATTCGTTTAACTTAGTATGACAAATAGCCATAAGATCACAAGCATTAGCACGTTCTTCATCCCATCCAGACTTAGATAAGTATTCATAACCCATACCGATACATTTTCTAAGTAACTGCTCATCTCCAACTTCTGCATAAATCTTCATTAAATAAAGAAGTGTTCTTGGATCTGCTCCGTCTTTTGTTTGGCGTTCTTCTTTAAGTTGTAGTTCTAGGATTCTTCTGTTTCTCTCTAACTTCTCAATACTGTCCTCAATCAATGCTGTGTGCATTATTGCAATTGGTCTATCCTTTTCATCGTAGGGAAATTTAGTATAGTTATTCTTTTGACCTTCTACCGGAACAGGGGTTTCATGTAGTCTACCTTTCCAAGTAATAACTCCTGGTCTGACTAATCTTTCACGGTAATGTTCAATATCAACCTCTTTAAATGTTTGTAAACTAGGCTCGCCATCAAATGAACAACCATACCAGTAAGCTAGAAAGACAACATCTTTACCATTTCTCTTTGATTGTTTTGCTAGTTCTCGCAAGTGTTCACCACCAACTAGAACATCGTCAGAATCTTGCCAGTAAATATAGTCATATTCTTTAGGTATTCTGTTAAAAGAGTGGTTTCTTTGTGCCGAAAAGTCATCAGTCCATGGTAAATGAGTGTAATCTATCTCAACCTTAGGAAAAATTACTCGAGTAGACGAAATGAGAGCCTTAATTTCGGCTGTTTTTTCTCCATTCGATGTGATCTGAGCAAAATCTACATAGGGAAGAACAGAATATAGAGATTCTTTAAACTTTTTAACCTCTGAGTCGTCTTTGACGATAATACTTAGGGCAATTTTACACATAATTAGACCTTTTTAATTCAGGTATCTTTGTTAATAGTGGTTTATAAAACCTTTTATCTTGGGTTTTAACATTAGGCATTAGAACATGAAGTAACTCGTTAACTCTTGTTGGATAAGAGACAGAGAATATACCACCTTGTTTGATTGATTCTTTAACTGATCTTTCAGTATCTAGTTCAAATTCTGCGTTACTTATAAATGATTTGTGTTCGTGGGGATATAGTGCTGCCCAAACTTTATAAACATCAACTGCTAACTCAATGATGTTTTTATTTGCGTACATCATGTTACCCTCATTGCCCTCTAAGACAGTTGAATCATTAATACCAAGTTTATTAGCTCTTGAAACAAGGTGTCCAATGGCGTAAGAAAGTTCGTATTCCTCTCGACTCATTGATAAGTCTTTTGGGATGGTAACATCAGGCATAAATTAATTCTAACACAAAAAGACCCCCGTGAGGAGGTCTTAGAGTTTAGTTTTCTATAAACTATAAAGTAGTAGCAAAACCTGATCTCTTAGCACTTGCTCTTTGTGCAAATGAAACTAAGGTCATCTCAGTTGAGTACATACCTTTTTCAGCATGACCATCTCTAGCGAGTGGTACAAACTTAGGTTCTTGACCGACTAAGAAGGAATGTTTAAATGTTTCTTCTCTTATGGCATAAACTGTTAAAGTACCAGCAGCTGATCTGACATCCTTATGAGGGATAATCTTAACTGTTTGTCCGACACTAGAGTCATAGACTCTAATTTCATTGTCAAGTTTTTTATCACTTGCATCAATGTTTCTGGTCAAGTTAGAGGTGAATGATGAAATTCTTCTCTTAATGATCATAGGACATACGATTAAGTCAGCAATGAATTCCATAGACACTTGGTCATAAGAATCTTGCATCATATCGTTAAGCTCTGTTTCTGTGAAAGAAGTACCTGATGCACGAGCAGTAACGTTAGTAGAGATCATTTGATCGTAACCGTTCATTCCACTTGCAACACCTGATAATCTAGCTACAACATCACCATTAATGGTAACGTATTCCATCTGAGCTTTGAGTCTTTTTAAGGCTCTGTCTTTCTGGAAAGCCATTGGATCTTCACCAGTGATGGTGGACATCGCAGCAGCAGTATCAGAAAGCTGAATTGCTTCATCTAAGATGATAGTGTAGTTATTACTTCTTTCAGGAGATGTTAGATCGCCAAATGTGGCGGCTGCTCCTTCGATAACACCTGTAACTGAAGTAGGTCTTGCTGTATTGAATACAGGCCATTCGTGTAACACGTTGGTTGCACTAGGGGCGACACCTAAATTAGTAACAAAGTAGTTATCAGTATTTGGACTAACGTCTTTAAGAATGGATAGAAGTGAATCTACCTTATCTGTAGCGTTAGCATATTGTTTACCGAATGCCATTTTGTTCCTTTATTGGACTAATTAATATTAGAGTCCCAAGGCTTTGAGTCTTGCCTGAATACCATCTGGATCTCTCCTTTTGATTAAGTCAGGGTCTGACTGTGGTCTTGGTACATTACCTGGCACTGATGCTTGTTTTCTTTGTTCTAAAACCTCTTGAGTTCTAGCTTGTTGCTGAGGTTGTAATCTAAAGAATTTGGACATTCTTTCGGCTGACTTTATAGCATCTCTTTTGCCTGTGTTAATTAACTGAGATGTTAAATCGTTCTTCACAAGTTCATAAGCATCTTGATTAAAATGTTCTGACTGTGGATCAAGCTCTGGGTAAGATTGGTAGAGTCTTTGAGTCTCTTGGTTTATTTCAAACCTTGATACTCTTTCCTCTGTGTCTCTAGCCCTTCGCTCAGCTTCTTCTGCCCTTTCTCTAGCTTTCCTTGCCTCATCAAGTTCTCTTTGCAAGACTTCAGTGTTGACATACCCTTGGTCATCAACCAACTGAGGAGCAGGTTGTTGAGGAGGTGGTGCTTGTTGGTAAGATGGCATATTTACAGGTTGTATATATTGCTGTCTTACTTGACTTGGCACTTCCCTACTCGGACCATTTAGGAAGTCTAAAACAGAAGGCATGTTTTGGCGTTCATCAAGCTGTTTTTTTAATTCAGCATTATGTTGCTTCAACTTTTCAAACTCTTTACGAGTGCGTTCTTTAACGTCCTCTGGGAGTTCGCCACCCTCTTGTGGTTCTTCTGTTGGTTGCTCTGGGTCGGACAATTCCCCTTCGGTTTCCTCGATTTGAGGTTGTTCTTCTTGAACTTCCTCGACTTGTCCTTGATTTAGTTCTTCAGGCATGACTAAATCCTTTCTAGATCTTTGAAATATTGCAAATATTTATAGTCGTTAGCATTCGACTTGATCTATTTCTAGGTATAATACATATTGTTTGAGGTTGTAAAGTGGACTAGGAGTTTGTTGCTTTTATGAGGTCAATGATGCGTGGACCTTTAAAGCCAACAGGACATTTCTTACATCTGGCTTCTGTTGAACTAACAACATAAAGTTCGTGTTTACATTTAGGGAAGTTTAATTCGGTTGTTTCGGAGTTACCAAGAGATAATCCATCAGGATCAACCTCTTTTAATGGTAGTAAGTTGTTTGACATTTTCTTGATCTATCTTAATAGCTATTAGTCTTTGTCTATCGTCAGCACTAGCTAATTCATCAACTAGTTTTTGATATCCTTTGGCTACACCATAAGACATGAAGTATTCTCTTTGAAACTCGTTTATATCAGCTTTAGGATCAGGCCATTTATTTAAGATATAACTATTGAGCCATGGCAAGAGGTGGTCCTTGAAGTCCTGGTTGTTCCATAGACGGCTGAACGCCCTGAGCTGGATTAGGTCCTTGCTGAACGCTTCCACCCTGCTGTTCGATTTGTGAGAAGAATCTTGAAGCGTCCCTTGTCCCAGACTCTTCGAAGATTTCTGTGATGATTTCTTTGGCATTTGGTTTAACTCCTTCTTGTGCTAATAATTGTAGCACGTTTTGATTGTTAAAGAGTAAATCAGTAGCTTGTTTTCTAGCTTCTTGTAGCTCTTTATCTGCTCCAACACTCATAGATTTAACATCAGGAATATAATCAAAAGTACCCTCTAGATCTTCAGGAGTCATACTTAGTTCAGCTTCTTGACCTGTTTCATCTAATCTCATCTTTGGTTTAATCATAATCTTTTCGGGGTTTCTCTCTTCTGGATTCTCTACTACTGGAAAGCGTGGCGTTTCTGCTGATCTCATTAGCTCTTGGAGTTGATTATCACTCATATCTCCATTCATTTGACCAATAGTGTCTCCGATTAAGTTCATAGAAGAATTATCAATAGTCATCTCATCAAGTCCTGCTCTCTTAAAGAATGAGAAGTCTTTTTCTCCAATGATTTTAAGAATATATTCCGACATCTTTGGATCTGCGAATAAGAATTGTTTATTGTTAGATAACCACATACCCATCATATCTTTTAGGGAGTCTGATAAAGCATTTTGATTATCTTGATCTCTTACATTGCGTTGTCTGGCGATATCATTAACCTCTGTTGCTGTTTTATCTGGGCTAAATGGGTCAACTCCTCCAACTCCTTGTGAAGCGTCTCCCATAGCTGTGTTGAAAGCAGCGATTAAAGATGAGTAAGTTGATTGGAAATACCTAAGTGGTTCTCCTGATCCTTGATGTTCTTGTACATTATCTAATCTGTCCATGATCCAAGTAGCGTCAGGTGTCCATTCAATAGTCTCCATTCTAACCCCAGACTCTGTAACCTTAAGAGGTGGTCTCATATGGATATTCATTGTGTCTAAGAACCCACAAATGGTAGCCTGAATAGCTCTCCATAGTGGTAGAACTGACTCAACCTCTGACTCACCCCATGGATCATCTGATAATGGGAAGTATTTAAGTTGAACAATAGGAATTTTTCTGTGTTTATATGGATTTTTAATATCTCTAACTAGAAGATTGTATTTAGGTGAGAATGTAATCCATCTATCTGATCTGTATTCAGTAACAAGTTCAACTACTGGGAAAGCGTTATCATCTCCCAATCTATCTTCTAATCCTTTGAGGGACTTAATTCTTGAGACATAGTTGTTTTCTCTTTTATCTTGAGCATCTCTACTAACTCTCTCTTTAAGATCTTCTAAGTTTTTCCATTTAGGCTCACCAGGCATTTGATTCTCATTCTCTAGGTCATCTAGGGTAATGTAATCACTTACCTGAACCCATTTAGCATCTCTAACATTAGTTCCATTGATTAAACCTACATCTCTAACATCTAGATATCTAAACTCATTGCCGTTGAATATAACTTTTTCTTTACCATCTTCATTAGTAGTTTCATATTTCCAAGTAACTAGACCAAAACAAGACCCGAATAAACGAGCATCTTGATCCATTAATCCCCACTTATGATTCATTGATCCACCATCTCCAGAGTTATCCCATTGAAAATCAAGTAATGCGTTGTTTATTTTAGCTGAAATGATATCTCCACCTTCACGAGGTACTAATCTACCTCTTAGTTTAGAATTAGTTAATCTGGCTTTTTTCTCAATAACAGTAGTTCTAAGCCTAGGATCAACTACTCTAGATAAGTAGGGCCAATCATCAGGGAGTTTACCAAAGAAAGCATCTAGAATATCGTTCCACCCGTTTTCACGAGTCATTCTAGTGTCTCTATCCTCTGTCCATTGTTGGTAATGCTTTTGAACTTCGTTTAAGATCTCTTTGTTTTCTTTTGCCATACCCTTTGTATATAACAGGTTGGATTAGGTTATCAATCTCTCTTGGTTCGTCTTATTTTTATAACTCTGTGACACACAATAACGTTTGATCTTTCCATTTGTTTAACTAGATCTGTTTTTTGTTTACAGACGTTGCATATTCTAATAAACTCATCAGGATATAGTTCGTAGTTAAAAGGTGGTAACTCTTTAGGAACTTCATCAGAACATATCTGACAAAACCACGTATCTTGAATTTCCTCTTTTACTAGTCCATAGATAGCCCCACCGTACTTAGTCCATTTACCAGTTTTCTTTCCTCGTAGTGGATCATCTTTGTGGGCAGGTGCATTAGACATTTATTTAAGACTCCATTTACTTGATGCTTTGCGATTATTATACATTGCTCTTTTAACTTCGTCTTTTCTTGGCTTTCTAAACATTATTAAGTAATATGCTAAAGCTCTGATTCCATCAAAGTGATGACCAAATCTTCTATGATCATCCCATTTTGGTTTTATTTCATTACCCTCTTTTTTTCTTTGTTCTAACCACTTTAGATTCTCTATCTCTTGAATTATCCAAGTAAGATCTTTATTGATAAATAACTGAGGTTCTCCTGTGTCTTTTCTTAATTTTCCATATTCTGATAGTTTTTCCGATAATGTTTCATCCCAAGAGGAAGATTCTCCCGGCATCTTTTCAACAGGTAATAAGTTTAAGTCTGGTTTTAAATCTTCTAAGAGTCTTGGATTATCATTATCTGCAAATCCACCCCTAATATTAATGCTAACTGTTTTGTCGTTTCTTTTTTGTTTTATTGTCTCAGCATCGAGTTGAGCTTCTCTAAATCCGTCAATGACATGAATAGAACCAGCATTATCTGTTGCGATTAATAACCAAGCAGTTGGATCAGACCAACCACTATCTAATACTTCTCCATAACTCCAGTCTCTTGGGAAATCTTTGTATTCTCTTAGGTTCTTTTCTCTGTCCCACCAATTACAAACCAATCCAACTCTGGAAACAAATCTACCATATCTTCTAACTTCTATTGCTTCATCGCTTAACCCCCTACTCATTTGCTCTTTTTGAGATTCTAATAAATATGGGTTATCGTCCCAACCAGCTTCGCTAATAAATAAATCCTGCCTGTCACTAGCCATATAAATATCGTCATAAATCCACGTCATTCCATTAATAGGTGTCATGGTCATAATAATATCTAATTGAACACCGGCTTCTTGCCTAACAAATGATTCTTCATAAATAGATTTAGGAGGTTCTTCATCAAACCAGATTAATCTTTTACCTGCTCCCTGGAACTTCTCCCTACCTTGTTCGTATGACTTGAATGTGCATCTATTTTTATTTTTAAGAGTAATGTTTTTTATTATCTTCCCTCTAATGTAGGTAATATGTTCTATTTCGTTCTCTGGGATGTATTTAAGTAGTTTCTTTTGAGTAGTTTCTTCCTGAACATCATAAGAAGGACAAGCACACCATACTTCAATCTTTTGACCTATTTCTCTGTAATCATGTTTATTGAGTAAATACCTAGCAACCTCCATTGCACCTATTTCAGTCTTACCAACACGATTGCCCCAAAACAAAACTCTCACTGGTTTAAGAGATTCATAGAATTGTATTTGCTTTTCGTGTCTTTTTGGGGAATAACAATTAAAATACTTAATTGGGTTTTCTATTTGCCTTCTCTTTTTCTCATCAAGAAGAGCTATCAACTCCAGCTTCGATTGCCTTTTGTTTGATTGTTTCATCTAGTTCTTCGTCTTTAAGATTATTATATTTTAATTCAATAGCCTCTCCATCTTTCCCTGTAAGTTCGCTTCTTAAACTAAACTCTCCTTTAAGTTTTCTTTCTATATACCATTGAGCATTTTTAGGATCATCTAGGCTCTTAACAATAGTGTGTTTGGCTTTCAAAATAGGCTCTTGTATCAGACGTTCTATTTCCTCCGAAAAGTTTGGATTAGCATTAATATGGTCGTACAAAGTTGATTCTCCTATTTTAGCGTATGCACAGGCTTCTTTTTTACTACAACCTATTGCAAATGCTTCTCTTAATAGTTTTAGAGTTTCTGGGGTCATAACAGTCGGCCTACCCATCTTTGAAGTGTTTGACATATCAATATTAAGTTTAACACTTTTAAAGAAAAATATCTATTTAATCTTTTTGATAAACTTCTTAACGTTCATTTCTCTTTTGTTTCTGATTAAGTCTGATGGGTCAGTAACCATACCTTTTTCAATTAAGTATAGTCTGTACCAGTTTTTAAGTTTTAGTTTCATTTTAAGTAAAATGGGGTAACTCCGATTTTATGACTACAAGCCCAAGCACTCCAACCATCTCTTTTCATTAGCTTATAAGCAAAGTCTACATTGGCCTTCCAGTCTTTCATTTCTTCTACTGTGAAACCGTGGATACTGTTTATTTGAAATATTCCAACGTCAATTGATCCATTACTGTTTTGATCATTAATAGCATTTGGATTGAGGGTTTTGTTTTCACAACTTAGAACACTCATAGCGTTCTCATACTCATCTCCAAATACTTCGCAAATATATTGTTCTATTTCGTTCTCTATTGCTAGGCATTTACTAGGTTCTGGAGTTGGCTCTACTATCACTTCTTTTGCCTGAACCTCGTTGATACTTATAAAAGGGTTTAATAACTCACTAGGAGTGTTTAAATGCCTGTAAAATGAGAAACTAGCCATAAGAGTAATAAAGATAAAATTAACCCGTAAAAAACCAAGTACAGATTTAGTCTGATAGTCTTTATCTTGATATCCCAGTCCTCGTACATATATTTTGTTTTTGTTGTGTGTTTCCTTCATATACCTATACTATTACACATATTACACAGTTGTGCAAGTATTAGAAATATCTTCCATTTGTTTGTTTGAGTATATTGGATGATTGTTTACTTTTGAGGTCTCCGAGGCATTTAGGTGAACAGGTAGCTCGATAGTATTTAGAATTTTTAGGTCTAGATGGGGCTAATTGGGTTGGGTTACCACACATAAGACATTCTGGTTTAGGGTTGACCCAGCTACCATAGATTTTAACTAGACCGTCTTCTCTTGTTTGTGGTGGTTTAGGGGTGGGTGGTCTACCTCTCATAATTTTTGTAGTTCTTCTAATATTCCTCTTAACTGAACAGTTGTTACTTTAGAGTATTGATTTTTAAGTTCGCTAAACTCTTCTAATATGCCTTTTGAGTATTTTTTGATGAGAAATGATGAATAGGGTTCTGGGTCAAAGTTATGGCGTAAATTACATCCTGCGTGAGCTAAATGGCAGTTTCTTAAGTTCCATCTAAGAGCGTATACTCTCCTGCTTATGTAATGGGAAACTTGACCATCTTCTACTGGCTTAAGACAATGGCAACAATGAGTATCACGAGCATTTACTATTCTTCTAACTTCTTGGTCTAGTTGTTTAACCAACTTCTTGCGTTCACTACCAGACTTCTTTTTTTTCTTAACTGAATTAATTTGCTTTGTCTTGGTGTATTGTTCCATTGATTATATTATAACTAAAAAAACAACTAATATCCAGATACATAAAGCAGAATTAACTGCGTGAATTAGTATTAGTTTTCTTATTAGATCGTTCATTTTTAGGTTTATCACTCAACCATTTAAGTAGATTGGGAAACTGTTTTATGGTTTTCTTAGCTCCTTTGATACCTGCTTTAAATTGAGCTGATTTTTTCATAGACGTTTATCGACGTTTATCGACTTTCTTTATAATGTTCTCCCCTTTTGGTGGGTTTAATCCACAAATAGTTATCAAT